ATTCCCAGGGCAATACTCAAGGCAAAATCATTACGATAGGTCTTGTTGTCAATGCCATACAGTGCTCGATAGTGTTCCCAATTGTCACGTATCATCTGCATGCAGTCAAATATATATTGTGCAGTGTTTGACCGACGAAATAACATTACTGTGGCCCACCACATGGGCATGCTATGGCGCCCAAAAACATTGAGTCCTTTCAAAGGATGCCCAGTGTTGAGGTTGATGGCCGATCGATGACACATAAAGTCTGTGTTGTATTCTAAAATTCTTTTGAGATCTGAACTGGCCACCACATAATCGGCATCCAGTACCAAGGTGCGATCCCAGGGTGTTAGATCATATGCGTTGACCCTGCCAGCATTGTGCCAGGTCACTGTGCTGGCGTAATCTTCAAACCATCGTGTGCCACCGGATTCGGCTGTTGCCGGTACCACTTGATCAAATGCCTTGAGTCTGGGATCTGCAGGGTCTGCATCTGTGACCACTGCAACCGGAATGTTCAAGTGCCGTCGAATGTTTTCGGCACTCCAGGCAGCCATTCGCACATAATCAGTGGCTTCGTTGTTGAAGGCAAATATTAGTGCTCCTGTGCTCATCGTTTTTTGTTCAACTCATCATGTTCAACAAGCCATGCATTCAGTTGTTCTTGCCAACGATCAAACACCAGGTGTTGTAATTCTAACGGACTTATCTTTACAGGAGTATCATAAAGATCCAGTAACACTACATGATCCTCAACAGGAACAGATTGTAGCACTGCCAGCAGTTCGGGGCCAGCACGCCACATTCCACCGTTGTGGGCAAACAGCATACGAGCCTGGTATTTTTCTTTGAGCACACGGCGTGCAGTTGCATGATCAAACCGTGTTCGTGCGTGGGCAATTAAAGCATCAGTATCCATGCTAGTAGTATACAGGAAAAAGCAGCAAAAGTAAAGGGCCCAGCAACCCTTTTGGTTAAGTTGTTGTGGCAGCTACAGTGGGTGTGCCCCACGACGCGGTCAAGTATGTGGTACTTGGTGGGAAATAGGTCACAATTGTGGTGGGTGCCGTGCCCGCGGTTGCTCCCGAACTGGCTGTGCCTCCTGAAATTGGATCACCATCTGATGCTGACCAGAGTGTTGTGATAACCAATGTGTCCGAACCAGCACCTTTGGCAATTGAGTGTTGAATAAAATTGCTGGTATAAGGAGCAGTGTCAGCAAATTGTTTGTACACAATGGTAGCACCTGCGCCAGCTGTCAAGTCATTAAATCCTGTGGTAGTGAGTAATGTGGTTGGCGTGCCTGTGCCTCCACTTTTGGTGGTGCCTGTGTAGTTGGCACCAGAAATGGTTTGTGTGGCTGTGCCTCCTGTGATAAAAATATCACCGCACAAGGTGTTGGCCAGGTCGTTCCATTCTGGGTCACCTGTGGCACCTGTGGCAGTTTTTGACACATCAATCTTGACTCGGCCGCCGGCGTTGAAGAAATAACGAGCAGCATCAGCTGATGCAAATGTCACTGTGTTCACAAATGAGATAGTCCAAGTGGCGCCCGAAGTGGCTGCTGTTTTTGAATTGGTGCCGGTGTAGCCTGTGAACTGTGTACCATTGGCCACGGCGTTTTGGCGGTTGGTAGTAATGTTGGTCAGGTCAGTGTTGAGTGCAGCCAGAATGTCAATGGTGTTGCCGGCCACTGGGGCGACCCTAGCAGTGATAGTTGTACCTGTGTGGCTGCCCATACTGCTAATGGTGTTGACCAGGCTGGCCCATTGGGTAGCAGTGATTGATCCTGCTGCTGACACAGTGGTCAGTGCTGTTTGTCCCCACCCTGAATCAGTTGAGCCAGTGCTCCATACGTTGTTGACGTTGGCTCCTGCTGTGGTACTTGCAAAACCGTTGTAGTCTGTGGCTTCAATTAAGCTGCCTGATGAATATGCCATTTTGGTATCCTATGTTAGTTCTTGATTGTGACAATTGCTTCAATTGTACCTGATTCAGGGGTGAGTTTGTCAACCAAGCTTCGTCCAATCACGTTGAATGCTGTGGCTTCGCCAGGTGCTGCTGCTCGAGCAACGCCATCGCCGGCACTGACCAGTCGATCGCCCTTGCGTACCCGCCCTACTATCTTGACTGGCACACGCCCAGTCATGGCCACAGCAGGATGAGTATCGTCTTCACCGGCTCCACCGTTCATCATAAATGCAGGATTGGTTGAAATAACTCCAAACACCTGCTCGCTCAGTTCGCTTGTGGCCCGGGTAATTTCTTTGGTTCCACCAAGTTCAACCACTGTGCCTGGCTCCATGACTTCGTCAGATGCAAATCTTTCTGCAACGTCAGCGTACAGGGCAGTGGTTGCTGTGGCAAACACACGGTTAAAGTAATTGACAGAACTGCCAATATTGCCCACAGCATTAGTTCCTGATTTGGCAATACTAGGTGTTGTGAGCCCTGTGAACACGCCGCCTGTGGTTGTGAACACAGCCACGTTTGATGTTCCGCCCACATCAAAGTTGATGTTGCCACCCGAAGTGCCAACGTTGCCTTCTGACGTGCCGTTTTGGAACTTTGTAACACTAACGCCCAAGCTCAAGCCTGTCAGTTGTGAACCGTTACCAATAAAAAACGTGCCAGCGACATTGGCTGCGCTGGTGATATTGCCTGTGGCACTGACCAGGCCTGCTGTGCGCAAGTTGCCGCCAGTGACGTTGGCAGTGCTGGTAATTGCACCTGCTGCAGTGATCAGACCTGCTGTGATGATGTTGCCGCCAGTGACGTTGCCTGTGGCCACAACTTGTGCACCTGTGTTCAAATTTGCACCAGTAATATTGCCAGTCACACTGAGTGTTGTGCCTACTGTGGCAGCATTGCTGATTGCAAATGTGCCGCTGGCTCCCAGTGCACGAGCAACGTCATACAATGTTCCGCCCACGTTGGATTGAATTACCAAGTTGCCACCTGAAATTCCACTGCGTACAACACCATCGTTGCCGGTTTCAGAAATGATAGCAGCATTGGCAGTTCCCACAAACAAGCCTAGATCATTGTTGATTCGCACCGTACCAGTGGTGGCGGTGTTGGCAGTGGCCCGCATGAAGTCAGTTGAGTCCAGATTGTCCAGCAACTGGGCATTGGTTGCACTTCCGCTAAACACCGGTGATCCCGAATTGTACAATGTAATACCATTGAAGATTGACGGGAAGTCTGTGTTGATAGGAGCAGCAGGAGTAAAAGTAGCGTCTTTGCTTACAATAGCTACTCTTGTGTTGTTCACATACAAGCTGGTTATAAAGTGAGGACTTGAACCAGAATCGTTAATGGTTTCAGGAATAGCACCTGAAGTACCTTGAGTGCTGGAGAAAGCAGGACCTACCACAATAAATGCAGCACCTGTCCAAACTTTGACCTGTTGGTTTGTAGTATCATACCACAAGTCGCCGGTTACGTTTGATGCTGGCGCGGTAGCACTTGCTGTTGCAGCACTGATAGTTTTGAATGTAGTGCCATTGTAGACCTTGAGCAGAGTGTTGGTTTTGTCCCACCACAGTTGTCCTGTCAGCGGAGCAGCAGGTGCTGTGGTGTTTGCACCATTTTCCAGCAAGTGAATAAAGTTTTCGTCCAAAAACTCACCGTATCCAGCGTAGTTTTTGCCTACCAGGATCATGCTTGAGCTGGTGTTTACTGTACCGTCTGCAATTGTTGCAAAAACGTTACCGTCGGTAAGATTGATTGTATATGCCATGTTGGTCGCCTATTCCTGTTGTCAATATTTATACAGCATTGATGTTACTCAATGTTTGAATTCTCACTGTGTAATCAATTTGAATCTGTCGGTTCAAACTCTTTTGTACAGGGTGAAAAATTACGTGTGTAATCAAACGTAGATTGTCTGCAGCACCGTTCCAGACTTTGAGTCCCAGTTCGTCAAATACAAATTCGCCGTTGAAGTTGGTGCTGTTGTCAAATGCCTGCTGTGTTGGCGGTTCACCGTAGTCCAACAAACATGTGACCAAGATATCGGTGTACACGTTGCCCGAAGTGTGCAACACAGTCATGCCGTTGTTTACAGGATCTTGGTTGGCTGCACTTTGATCATCCACTACTTTTTGATAGGTTTGATTGTATAGGTCAGCGTTTTGTCCAATGGTATTAGGGGGCAAATAGGTAATAACACCCGTGGGGTCAACTGAACTGCCGCCGTTGCCAAAAGCCATTTCGTAGATGTAGCCCAGATTTCTGTTGCTCAGAGTCTGTGCCATAGCAATTGAAATGTTTTCGTAGTGAATGGCATTCTTTTTGTCCACAAAAACTTCGCCGTTGTTGGGATCGTGAATTTTTAAAAAGCCTTCAATTTTTGCAAAACCAGGAGTGATAATCATGCTCGTCCCTCCACGTAGGTTTTTTGGGTAGCAGGATCAAAAATTCTCATGTGAGCTTGCACCGAAATAGACCCTTTTTCGTTGGGCTTTGCGGGACGCTGCTGAACAGCAGGTGCTGCGGGTTTTGTTGACTGTGTGTTTGTCATGATCTTTTATTTACCTTGTTTATAGCCCACGCAAGAACCTTGCTGCACGAGTATTGGTATCTTGCAGGGCAACACCATTGCTAGCAGTGCCTGTGCCTGGTTCATACCAAGTTACACCACGGCGAATTAGAATAGTAACTTCAACTCCTTCTGGTGGCAATGCTTCCAAAAATTCCACAGCCACAGGATCAAAATCAGTCACTATCCAAGGGTACAGCGATTCTGTAATAAAAGCAGGATACTGACGTTGGCCGCCCACATATACTTCAAGGGCATCAACAAATACTGTGCTAGAATCTCCAAAATCAACGTCGGTTATGCTTGGTGCGTAATATACCATGGTTGATCCGTCACTGAGTGCTGTGTCACTGACCACACGATCTTGATACTCTAGATCCAGCAAGTTGCCTCGGCCAAGGTCGGTTACACTTGCTCCCACTGCATGATCAGCAGCAGCCGTGCCTGCAGTGCCTCGTAGCAAACTGCTGATAGTGTTTGTAGCAAGATCACGTGTGCGATACATGATACGTTCGCCATCAATAATTACTACACCAAAAACACCTAACTCTAAATTAGACTCACTTAGTGCAGTAGCATCAACCACCTGGATAGAATCCGCAGTAGCAGACACGGTTGCAGCAAGCTCCGTAGTTGTAGCACGAGTAATTCTGTAAACTGCTTGTACTCCACGCATGTCCTGGAATATACGGAAAGCCATTTCTTCAGGAGTCACACTGTTGGTGAACTGAGTCACAGCCATTACCTGTGTTGATCCAATTGCACCTGAACTCAAGATCAAAAATCCATTTTCCACTGTGTAGTCTGCACCTTCAAACAGTCTCACTCCATCTAGTGTGACCCAGAGTCTGCTGGCCACAATGTCTGTGCGTCCTAGGTTAAACTGATTGTTGGCCACTGACGTACCAGCGGTGTAATCATAAGATCCCGGAGTGTCGTTGACCACTGCTGTATCGTAATCAGTGCTGTCGTAGGGTTCATTGATGACCACGCCAGACACAACTGGACCTACAAATACCTGTGTCAATATATTTTGTTGGGAAGTGTCATTCCAGGTGATAATTTCAAATACATCACCAGTATTCACTGTGCTCGCAATTTGAACTTGATTGATTGCTATCACATAATCGGCCACTGTGTTGACTGATATCAATATTGTGGCTCCTGCTGCAGGAGCAGTTTCAAATACCACTTGGCGGCCCGGAGTGTTTGAGCCGTCCCAGTTGGACACACTAAAATCTCCCACAAACGATCCAAGACTTTGTGTCTGGACTACACCGTCTACCCATACCAGAACGTCGGTAACAGGATCAATAATGCTTTGTTGATAACCACCTCGCTGCGGCAATCCAAAACTCACGCTGCTGTCGTCACCAATCCATTCAATACCTTCGGCAGGACGTAGTCTCGAGCCGTTGCGTGTCACAATCATGTTGGCAGGATTAGTGCCTTCGAGACTGTTGATTGCTGTGATAGTTTTGGTGATGGTCAAGGCAGCATTAGCCACCACTGTTTGCGTTTGCGGAGTACTCCAGGAGTATTGAATTGGACTTGTTGTGCCCAGGGCCAACAATGAAACTCCATCATCAAAGCCCAAGGTAGTGCCAAAACTTACTTGAGTTTGCAGAGTTGGCACAAACTCAAACCAGTACAGCAAATTGTCAATGGCAACACCAATTGGCACTGGTTGCAATGCACGATAGTATGTATTGTCATCAATTACCACAGCCGATTGCTCATATGAATCAAAAATTGACCATGTGGCAGCGTCAAAGTATGGAACCAAACTCACACTGTTAATCAATTGACCGTTTACAAAAACTGCTACTTCAAAAATTTCAGCTTCGTTGACTGGAATAATCACTGAACTGCCAACGTCTGCTCCAATGTAGTTGGCACGATACAGCTGACTTCCGCCACCGGCTTCGTAGACAGAAATATTCACAATGTCGTTGTTGGCAACTTCCGACACAAAAGACACAGTCTGGTTCACCCAGTTCACTGTGTAGTTGATGTCGCTAACTAGGTCACGCCCTGTGGTCAAATTGCTGACCAACACTTGCACAGGGTTTTCAACCACGTTGGCCCAGCTGTATGCCACAGTCACAGCAGGTTCATAAGTGTATCGTACCGTACCAATTTCAAACCCGTGCCCATCAAGACTCCAGTCGCTGCCGGGTCGGGTAAACACTCGGAAATCTAGCGTGTCAAATTCTGAACCGTTGACTAGTTCTTCGGGAGCATATCCCTCATAAGGCCCAATGAATTGTCCGCCGTTGACATTGATATCAGAGAAACGATTGCCCAGTGCAGTGTCAGTGAATTCACTTTGATACACTGCGTCCAGCACACCAGGATCACCCAAGAAGTATTCGCCATACACCTGCACTCCTGGGTAGTCTACTCCGTCAATCAACAGTGGCAGTTCTAGTCCTGGTGAATTAACTCCGGCCACATACAAGCCCATGGTACGGTCAACACCGCTAAGACCCAGACCGTTGTTGTAGGTTCCTGCGTTGACCAGGTCCCAGTTTTCCAGATCAAATGTAGGGCCCACAACTGCGGTACTGTCTTGACTGTCAGCTTGCCACACTCGATTGTCGTAACGAACCAGGTCTCCGTTTTGGTAAGTGGCATCCGCGTTCCATTCGGTCAGTGTTGGTACATATTGATAACGGTCAAATTTCATGGTAGTACGGATTGTGCGTACGGGACTATAGTAATCAACTGTTGTGGGAATCACTGATTCACTGTAGTCTTGAGCAGCAGCAGATCCATTCATGGTTGCGTATGCACGAACACCTGATCCGTTGCCGCCTGTGAATGTTATCACAGGAGTTGCACTATACCCCACACCAGGAGTTGTAATTGTTACTCCAACCACTTGACCTAGACTGTTGATCACAGCAAATCCTTTTGCTGGTTGAACTGCAGTGCCCACAAACGTGACCACCGGTGCTTCATTGTAACCTTGGCCACCTGAAATAATGTCAACGTTGATGAGATTCAACAAGTAATTTTGAATCCATTGTGAATAAGGCCATTGTGTCCACACTGTGCTAGAAGCAGGCAAATTGCTTGCGTCTGTGAGAGTGGCGTTGAACGCTGTGCTCTGTTGATATGGCAGCAGCACTGGACTGGTGTATTGCGGTATTTCAATGCTGGTATTAAAGTAGGCCGGCACATCAAAGTCAGCAACATCACCACGGAAGTCATCAAAACCTGCATATTGCAAATTAAATTCGCGAATTTGCACATGGTATGGTTTGACTTCTTGAATATAGTCTTCTACAAATTCTTGGTTGTCTCGAATGTAGTTTTGGTAAGGCACTAGATCGCGAATTCTGTGATCCACGTCAATCAGACTGGTTTTGACCAGCCATTCGGGGGCAGAAAACTCGCTCAACACATAGTCAAACATCAAGATCAATGAACGGTTGCGTTCAATTGCTAGATCATCAATGAACAATTCTTCGTTGATGGCTTGAATAATTTTACGGGTTTCAATCACAGGTTCCTGGTCGTAGTACTGTGCATCAAAAACTTCAAGATCAAATCCAAATCGTCCCAGGGCATAGTCCCACAATTCTGCTGAGAATTCAATGGTTCCATCTTCTAGTCCCACACGTTCCCAAGCAAGGTCAGTCTTTAGGTAAATTTCAAACTTGCCTTGTGCATTGGCTGTGACTTTGACACTGGATCCCACCGGCACACTCAGTGTGTCTAGCAAACTGAAACTAGCCACTTCGGTTATTAACTTGCTGCTAGAATTGTATCCAGGGCGGTACCAATCAATGTAACTCCAGTAATCTGGAGTGTTGAAGTTTTGCACTCGGACAAGTACGAGTACCCGCTCACCCAGTAGTGTGTCGCTGTTTTGAACTGTATAGATAGTCCACAGGCCTCGATTGTTGCTGTCGGTTTGCACCAGGTATCGATAGCCCAGGGCCACGGCATAGATGTTTTGGAAGCTGAGAATTTCCAAATTGGCTACCCGTAGATTCCACAATCCTGAATTGGCCTTGGGTTCTGGCTCACTGGAGTTGAGCAAATTGAACACACGACTTTCTGTAATGGGATACTGTTTGAGTACAGAATTTGCTCGTGTTAGATAGTTGCGCAATGCTTCAAATCGATCCACAAACATGCTCTGTCGTGGACGGAATTGTACACCATACCGTTCTGCTGGGCTTAGATTCAGATCAGGAACTTGATTACCAAATGTATCTACTCCGCAGAAACTGTCTTGTAACTTGCGATACAAGTTGTTGCTCAAGAAACCATCTGCACGGCCTTGCGCAATCAATTCATATTCCACGTGCACATTGTCTGTGGTCAGTTCTCGGTCAAATTCAATGTGCAACACAGTGTCGCTGGCTTCGATAAAGTCTCCAGAGTTGTACAAAGCCACAGTGCTGGCGTTGATAGGAGCTAGATAAGGAATGCCGCTGGCTCGTGGATTTTCAATGTAACTGGCCACAGTGCTAACCGGCAGTGTCTTGCGTGGTGCTGTCACAGTGATACCACGCACCCAGAAATAATACTCTGTGACAATTGTACCATCAGCGGCCAATTTAGAATTTACTGTGTAACTGAGATTGTTAAGCACTGTGCCTACGCCTGTGTAGTTGGCAGGTGGTACAGGGCTCACTATCCATTGATAAACATCTACGGAACTGCCCGGGAATACCTGGGCCCAGCGGCGGCTTGCATACACAATATCATCTTGATTGGGATCAATAAATCTTACTGTGCTGGTATTCCACCACACTTGACCCACATAACTTGCTGCCCATGTAGTACCACGAATATTAGAAACTCCGGAATTGTAAGATGCAGGGTCAATTCCACCAATGTAGTCAATGTTTTGTCGGGCAGCACCTAGAATTTTGCCTTGCAATGGATCCATGAAGTCCAAGAACTCTGTGGTTGCACTGGTGATCTGATTGTACAAGAATACTGAATTCAGCAGTCTAATATCCACCACTGGCTGCTGAACAGCAGTGGCCTGCCACACAGGAGATCGAGTTGCGTTTTCATACACAAACACACTGCCGTAGTTGGTTTCTGCAGAGTCGCCAACATCAGCATCAGGTGCACCTATCATGAGCAGGCCCGAAGTATAGTTCACAGCGGTGCCAAAGTTGGCATAAGGTGTTACTTCAATTGTGGAAATTTGTGCACCAAACACAAACTTGCCAGGATTGGACACTGATTCTGAATCACTTGGCAAGTAGTCAAATGTGTACACTGCGCCACTCTGTACAATGCTGCTGAAGAATTCTGTACTGCCCACGTCAAATATAGTGGTACCATCATCAAATTCAACTTCAAGGTACAAGGTTCCTCGTGGAGCACCAACCACAAGATTGATTGCTGATGTGTCAATGCTGACGCTGCTGCCAAATCCAGCAAACGCAATAGGATAAGGACTAGCAACATTTTGTGCCCAAACAAATGTACGGAATCCTAGGTCAACAAATGCTGTGCCCACACTGCCTGGTGCCACTTGCAGCTTGTTACCATAAGGTGCTGCTGCACTGTTTTTGACACTCAGTGTCAAAATACCAGCAGTCACAGTGGCCAACACATTGGGCACACCTGATTGAAGGCCCACAGGCAATCCGTTGATTGCGTCGGCCAGACCTTGTACTGTGGGGTTGACAGCAGGAACTTCAACATCAATGTTGTTGACTCTTAAAGTGTTACCAGCAGTCAACACAGGATTGGCCAATGTGGCAGCAATAGAACCGTATAGTCGACTTTGGTTTACACTGCGTTCAACAATGCCACCTTTGTACACTTGTACACTGCTTTGAGGTTCACCCACATACAAACTACAGTTGTTGCTGCATAAATCAACTGCAAAACCAAAATTACAAAACTCTGCCACAGTGTTTTGTGTCACAGTTTGAATCAGCCCAAATTGGTTGGTTTCAATTTCTATATTGTCACCAACGTTCAATTCATCTGCAATGGTAACTGTGTTGCCTGATACTGCAAATGTACCAGGTGCCCCAACAATGCCATTGTCTTGGTTGATCAACTGGGTGTTGTTTAGATAAACAGTCACAGGTGCTGTGACTGTGCCAAGCACTGTGTAAGCATTGCTGGAATCATTGTTTCGAATGAATCGTTGAACATTTCGGTCAAACACATATACTGCACCTGCTTGGGCCTGACCACTGACTGTTTGATCAGGTGTGCCTACCATGACCTGACGACCATCAGTGCTGCAACTTACTGAATGTCCAAATCTTGCGTCTGCCGCAAGTCCACCCACAGTAAGAGTGTTGACATATTTAAAATAACCTTGAGCATTGATCACAATTCCTATGCCAGCTGCTGGTACTGTAACAAAAGTCAACTGTTGTGTGCCAGCGTTGAATGTGTAGTCAATGTTGGGTCTATTCAACACACCATTGACTATGACGCTGAATGAATCAATGTTGGTTGCAGTAAAAAAGTTTGTGCTAAGATCAAACACTGTCTGCAATGCTGGTGGAGTGTATGCAATTGTAAATGCATTTACAGACCCTCCAGAGCCGATGGCTGTCACAGTCAACACCATGTCATTGACTCCGTTGACGCCTCCACCAAAGCTGGTGGCTGCAATAGTTATTGTATCGCTAACTGTGTATCCCAAACCAAAACTAGTTAGGCCAGTGCTGCCAGACAGGTCGCCGCCAGGTTGGCCAACTTGATTACGCACACGCCTAATTGTAAACTCTACGCCAGAGCCACCACCTGATGTGGCTGATTGTGGCACATCAAAATAAGTTTGTGCATCTATTTGTTGCACGTAGATACGTTGGATATCTACCAGTTTGTCTATTGCAGCAGCAGTAGATAGTTCAACTTCTGTCAATGCCGCATTGACTGTGTAATCAGTGCCCAGGATCAATATTTCTCCATCTACAGTGACTTTGAGTTGAGTGTCCTGATCAATCTGAATAGCGTCACTGATGTTGTAAGTTGTAGTAACACCATTACCGCGAACACGGAAAAACTGATTTTGCCAATCAACCACGCCATATGCATGTACTTGATTCAGACCCGGGGCTCCAATATACATCCAGCGCTCGTCTGGACTCATGACCACACTGTAGCCAAATTCTCCTGCACCCGGTGTGGTGGTACTAGTAGTACCTGGCTGAGTCAACAGTTGCCATTGCGCAAACGGAATTATACCAGGTTGCCCCAGCGCAGGATCACGATAGATTACAGCAGCATAACCGTTGTTGGCTTGACCTTGTGGTCCAAGGCTTGCACTTGCTCCAGCTACGGCCCAGGTCTGATTGCCAAAATCCACAGCATTGCCGTAACCTCTAACACCGTCAATTTCCAAAGTCAGCACTGCATCTTCATTAGGTCCCAATGGACTCACAGGATTATATGCTGCGGAAACATCTCTCAAAAACACATACACGCCGCCGCGTTGATTCAGCGAACTGTCGTCAGACACTGCGTAATGCGGACTTCCAATCAACACTGCCAATCTATTTTTTGCTTGTGCAATGCTGGTGCCAAATTGTTCTCCAGCTTGCACTACATCTTGGTCAGGAACTATGGTAGTAATATTTTCAAAGGCCTGCTGCTTTTCCAACACTGACCAAGCACCTGCACCGTTGTTGTCTACCCATACACGGGCACCTGAGCGAATTTCATTAGCATAAGGCAAGTCGGCAATGTCACTGGCCTGTGCCACACGCATGGTCTGAAGTGTGAATCCCAGACCTTGTCCATTGGCCACTGTACGATCTCCAACAAACTGGAACACAATGTTCACTGTGTTGATATTTGGTATGCCTACTACATCGTAAACACCATTGACTTCATCATCAAAAAATTTAATAATCAGTTTGTCGCCAATGGAAAGATTGTGTTCTTTACTAAAAATTACTCGACTGGTGTCATTCAAATTGTCGCACACATGATCCACAGTGCCTGGTACTGCCTGAGCACGATAGATGTTCCAGTCGTGGTTGTTGATCTTGGCCACCCAAATAGTAGTTCCAACTTCGATGTTGTCAATGTTCTCATTGAGGCTTGTAACATCGTTGATGTCAAACACAGTGATGTCAGCATCGTTGATATTCACATAGCCTGCTGTGGGCAATGCAATGTCAGTTGGTAATGTAGTTGTGGTTGGCAAAATGTCAGGCGAAGTCAGCCGATAACTTTGACGCCACACATCACTCAACAAGATTGTTTGATCAGCATCACTGGTCTGTTGAGGCACAACTACTTGCACCAGGCTTGGGTTTGAATTTAATAATGCACGATTTAATCGCAGTTCAAAAAAACTGCGATTGGCATTGGCTCCATACACTGCACGTTGCACGGCCCAGTTTTCGTATATGTCATAGTCAGCTGCTTCTTTTCCAAAGTTAGCACCTTTAAACAGTTCAGCGCTGAGAGCAGTGCCTTTTGATCCCAAGAACTGGCGGTACACGTTGACTTGACTCACATCGTCAAGATTCAGTGCTGCCATGTATTCACGAGGACGGAATCCAATCAGGCCGTAACTCAACAAATCGTTGTCACTATCAATGTTGGCACTGTTGATGTTGTAACTGTTGACCAACTGGTCGGCTTTGTTGGCCAGGTTGGGCAGGAGTCCCAGTTCAATTTGTGTATAATCGCTTTGTGTCCAATCGCCAAAATTAAAGTTTGCACTGGGTTGAACAATGGTTAGTGCACTCCAGAATACGTTTTTATACTTGACAATTTCGCCTTTGCTGTAGATGCGAGTTCCGGTCCATTCTTCAACATTGTTTTGATTTAAAATAAATCCAGGAGCATCAACACTGCCGTTCCAACCTGTACTAGTTACCGCAACTAAATTAAGTCTGCTTTGTCTTGCGCCGGTAACAGGATTATAAATTAAATCTCCAAACACACTTTGATTGCTCAACACAACCATGTGTTCGTAGGTGGTATAACTTAGATCAACAAAACTTATGGCGTTAGAGTTCAGAGCCTGAATTACAAATGTGTTGTCCAGTCTCACAATGTTTAGATTACGAGTAGGAAACTCCTGGCTGTTTTGATCCAACACACTGTTTTCAGCCGTTTGTGCACGAATTGAATCCACAATAGCCTGTGGCTTGGTAACTGTGAGACCAGCTGCCAATGGATTTATGTTGATAATAGCATCAGTGTCCCAGCCTTGTTGACTCCAGTACATGAATTCATTGACCATTCTTGGCCAATCAAGCACATAACCATTGGCAATTTCTGTAAAACTTAGACCTTGACGTTCTAAAAATTGTCCATAACTCAACAAAAAGTCTGCTACGCTGGTCACACTAGAGAATTCAAATCCGTATGGAACTTGAACCACTGTGTCAGTGTAGAATGTGGGCACACGAATGGTTATGCCACCATTGGTATATGTTTGCAAACGACCAGTTGCTCGACTTTCAAGTATGTTAAAGTAAGGCTGAACAGTGCTGTATCCGTTGACAACAAAGCCGCCGGCCTGGGTTCGTTGTATGGTCACACTGCTGTAACTCACACGATCAAACGGTTGATTCTTGTACAACAAAATGTCATAACTTTCGTCAGGAATCAACAGCGCAGTATTGGTACTGTTGGGACTTGACTTTTCTGTGTATAGTTTGATATATTGTTTGTCACTGAAACTGGCCATGCGATAGCACAGTCGAACGTCTAGGCTCTTGAGATCTGCTGTGAGATTGTCTGTGGAGTCCATGCCTGTAATACGATTGTAATCCACAATCCAGTTGATATAACTGGCCTTGCTGACACCATTGCCATATACTTCAATACCATTGGCATCCAGTCTGAATCGGTTGTTGTAAAGATACTGCTGATAGTCTTCATTGTAACGATACAGATCTCGGTCAGCAAACAGTGCAAAGAATTTTGCTGGTCGTGTAAGAGCCAGCACTCGCATGGCTGCAAAAGGATAAGCAGAACTGTTCCACCAGGACGCTTCTACAGGACCACCGTCGCCCACAATCCAGGATTTCTGAAACTGTGTTTCGTTAAATGTGCCCATGATACTTTGCGCTGGGCTCAACAGTTCGCCTTCAGATCCAGTAGGTAATATTTCTAACAGGCCTGGTCGTGCATATGCTTCAGCAAAGTATGGAGCAATAGGGTCTGCCACATAACCAGCAGCCATGTCGTCCCACAACACCAAGTTGTCTCGTGTGTAAGGTGCAGGGCCATAACGCTCGTTCCACCAGGTGGGACGAATACTCAAACCCACCATTTCCCATGGAGTGTATTCAGGCTGTTGAGTATCGTAGGTATAGCGATAAATTCCCCGCCAGGCTCCCAACATGTTTTGATTGTTCAGTTTGTTTTGTGCACTGCTGTAGTTCCAGGTGAATTCGTTATTGACCTGATATTGTTGTTGTTTGTAATCCAGTTTGTTCCAGCCACAATAGCTCAAGAAGTCTTGGCTGAGAATGCTGTTGATTTCTTCAAAACTATAACCAGTGGTACGGAACTGGCCTGGTATCACATCAGTCATGTCCAGCGGCACAGGGTTGCCATCTAGTTTTAAGTTGTTGTAAATTCTGGTTTCAAATTCCAACAACACCTGGTCTCGAATGTCTCCAAACACAGGAGTAGTGCTGCCGTCGTGACCTTGAATGGCTTCAATTGTGCCTGTGCTGGTTTTTTGCAGCACAATGCTCGGTTGGTATGCAGGATACAGTCCTAATTTGGTAGGAGTGTTGGGCACAAAACTGCCATAGGTGTTGGCATATTCGTTGATCACAATGGTGTCACCTGTGACCAATGGCGTGATAATAGTGATTCGAGGACCGTCTGTGGCCACCACATAATTTACATCACGAGTCAACAACTGTTCGTTGCGATATACCAACAGGCCAAGATAGTTGGCTGATGTGTAGTTGTACACCTGCACAGTATCAAATGTAGTACCAGTAACAAAGCCTACAGTGTAGGTGTTGCTGGCCACAGTGACCCCTGTGGGAATCATGTCGCTCCAGTAAAACGGCTGACTGTCTAACTTGCCCAGAGTCACATCCTGAATAGCAGTGTCCAACACCTGAGCGGTGTTACGGAAACCAATATTTTGACTCAACACAGCATCCAGCATCTGTGCTTTGAATTTAAGGTACTCGCGACCGTTGTACTGTAGCGAACTAAAAATGTTGTATTCTCGGCTGCGCAGGAAGTATCCAGCCAGGGTCAGCGGTGCACTTTGTTGCAAGATGTTTAGGCCGTAGGGCACTACGTTGCCAAGGTCACGCAGGTTGTTGGCACCGTTTATCTTGCCTGTGAGTCCAGGTAAGTTTTCGCAAATGCTTTGATAGTGCGAACGAACAGTACCCAGGGTAAACAAATTTGAGTTTTCGTTCAGTGGGTTTGACTCAAGGTTAACAGGCACCTGATAAAACGCAATTTGACTGGTTTGCTCGCTCAACACCAAAACTTCAATCACATCTTCAGGAGCATAAGTCTCATTGAGAGTGATTGTGGTGCTGTCTGCCGTGGTAGTATATGTATAAGTGGTGGTATCTTGAAACACCGAACCCGCATAAATTTTAATCACTGGCACAGCAATAGATGTCTGAGGCAAAACCGCAACGTCTAGTTTGAGTGTTGTACCCAAGTAGTTAAATTTGAATTGTTGATAGATCTGGCTGGTTACCGCAGCAGTTTGCCAACCAATCAACTTTTGATAATCAGTACGAGTTTGATATTCTTGTACGGTTCCTTGATCAATACCTAGTGTCACACTGGCGTTGTCTTCAACATACAAGAATGTGTCCTTGTACAAATTGTTTTCAAACACAATGTCGCCAACGTTGTTGATGTTCAAATACTGCAATGGAAATTGCAACACAGGGTCAAGTATATTGGTGTCGCCCACTGCATAACTGAACAATTTGCTACCAGCAAATGTTGTGCTGGGGTACTTGGTGTTGTTGCCAAAACTTACTCCTGCTGCGTCGTACACATTGTACAAGGGTGCCTGCTGAATTCCAGTTTTTTGCTGTGCTAGGCTCCATGTTGTGCCGTCAAACCAATAGGTCTTGCCAGCAGTGGTAGTGCCATTTAATACCACAGTAGATTGATCAATTAGTACATCGCCGTCCGTGGCCAGAGTCAAATTAATCACTGGTTGTGCAATCAATGGCGCCACTGAATCAGGAATGATAAAACTCACTTGATAAATCTTGTTGCGTACATCGGCATCAGTGTCTGCTGCAAAGATCACTCGAGAACCTTCCACAAGTGCATAGCCATTGATGGTATATCCGGTGCTGCCATTGATGTCACTGAACGCATCTGTAGCTGCAAAATCTATGATATCCACAGGTGCCTTGCCTTGGGTACCCATGTTGTATAATCTGATGCCTGGCCGGAACTGAACAACAGGACGCTTGGCTCTAAATTGATTGTCCAACACTGCTGGAGTATTGTTGTATTCAGCAGTGGCATTTATTACTTCAATATGAAACCAGCGATTACTGCGCGACCAGGCGTTTAGATCCTGACTGGCACGACTGATTGTGATATAGTCTGGCTGACTTGGCTCAACGTTCACTGTGGTAGTATCTGCGTCAGCAGCATAAGATTCGGGTACCACAAAATCAGTTACAGGTATAAAAAATATGCCGTTGCCTGATGGTTGACCACTGATTCCTTGAGTAGATAGTGGTGCTCCTGCAGGGCCTCCAGACTCGGCGTTGACCAAACTTTGCTCAACTGTGTCATAGATAAAGTAATGAAAAGTTGACACATGTTGTGCCCCAGTCATTTTTTGTCCTTGGTGCACGTGGAATGCACCAAAGTATGCCTGACCGTTTATGAACCCCACACGCTGTCTTATGCCCGGCCCGCTACCTACACCAGCAACATAGTATTCTCTGTTGCTGACAGTGATGGCCTGATTGACCCCTACCCCTTGACCTGATGCTAGAGCAACTGCGGATCCTCCTAGGGTGTCGGACACTGTGAACTTTTGGCCATTGGCTGCAAAAGATCTCACATAGTATGTCTGTCCTGCCACAAGGCCACCTAGGGTAGGTGTAGAGAATACAATTTGTTGACCAACATACAATTCATTTACTTCTAAAGATGTAATGTAATTGGTTCCTGATTCTGTGGAACTGTATGTTAGCAATCCGGGTCCTGAGCCAAACTCTGCTGGTTCTACTGCACCAGTAAATCGAACTTTAAGACCATTGGTAAAAGCCACACCATTGGGACTGGTGTAAGAACTTGCTCCAATGATCTGATCAATCAACAGAGTTTGATCAGCTGTTTGATCAATAAGTTTAATTTGTCCAAAAATTTCTGGATCTGTTCCGTCCTGATAGTATAGTGTATCTTGTACAGCGGTCAACAATGGAATGCGCTCGAACAATCCAGTAGAATCCTTGTACCACCGAGTGCTGCTGTATTCAGTACCGTAACGGATTGTGAATTTGGTCAAAGGATCAATGGTCTGAATACGGCTACAAGAAATATAGTTGGTGCCTGCATTATTAATATAATTGATTTGCCATAGCTGATATCGATCTTCGGGTGGAATCACAGTTGTCTGATCATACTCGATAGAATCATAACTGCCTGGAAGTCCGTTGTTGGCGGACCCTGATTCTAATGGATCAAACAAGGTGGTTCTCTGCCAGCCACCTGTTTCTGCATCAGTGACAGGATTAGTGAATATTAGAGTACGACCATTGAGATTAGTAATACCATCAATACCACCGTATTGAGCTATGAATTCATCAACAGAAATATTGTTTATTTGATCAAACTTTAAATCAGTGATCAAGTCAACGTTGTTAATACTAGGTAAATTGTAGTAGAAATTTTGTGCAGTCTTGTAAGGCACATTAAAAACCACAATGCCAAGGTCTTGACCGTTGTCGCTAACACCAAGTACATCTCTTGAACTAATGTTGGGAGTGGCTGGTAGCACTCCACTGATTCCTGGCGCAGCCTGAATCCAAAATCCTGGGCCTGTTCCTGGCACACTGTCAACAATGTTGAGTTGACCTTGCATGTTGATTTCATTTTCTGCTGCGTAGTACAAGGTGTTGGGTGCATCTTGAGGCACAACAAAAGTTACCAGGCCTGAGTTGGATCCATTGCGTGTTACTCCAGAGTTGTAAGCATCACCTCGACCAGTGACAGGAACTGTTTTGATCCAGAATGGGAATGCACCGGTTAGATTCAGGTTAAACACATAGGTGTTGCCTCGAGCCAAAGTCAATGTAGGATTGGTTTGTGCGTCAATGGAGTAGGCCGAATTTTGCAAATTACGCACTCGGTAATTCACAGTTTCTTTGTTGTTTTGTGCAACTTGGAAACTGTAACTGCCGCCGCGAACCAGTTCAATCACAGGATTTTCACCAGAGATTCCACCAAAGGTATAAACACCATTGGCTCGTGTGACTGGGAAATTGGCCTGTGTGGGTATGCCTGCAGCAGCAACATCAACCACTGCTGGGCCAGCGGGCAACCAGAAGTACTGACTGAAGTTCACAAACGGATCAAAATCCACAAAAGGATCCCAACTATAATACTCACTAGAATACAGTTGATCTGGGCGGCCTGCATCACCACCTTGATATCCCACAGCGTCGTTCATGCCTGGATATGTGATTGCATCACGCACTTGGTCGGTGTCCGGTTTGAGGCTGATCACACCAGGCTCTAGCTGATAGTCTGCTCGAGTCTTGTTGGGCTCAACCACATATCGGTCATTGGGGTTGACCCCAGGACCCACGCTGCGTCCAATAAAGCCTTGAGTCTTTTTAAATTGTGGTTCTTGTATCAGCTGGTCTAGGGTGGCTGCAAGAAACTGCTTGTTGGCATCAGTTTGAAAAATCTCAGGTAAAAAGTCAACACTACGTACTGTTGCCATTAATATGATCCTCCGCCGCCACCGCTGTACCCGCCGCCACCTGACGATCCGCCGCCACCTGACGATCCGCCGCCACCTGACGATCCACTGCTGCTCGACGTTCCACTACCGTTGGTATATCCTGCTCCAACTGTTGGATTAAGTCCGCTGACCGATGTCTGACTTCGAATATTGCTTTGAGTAAGAGCAGTGATTACATCAATATTGTCAATGGTGGCACCATTGGCAAAAATTTCGCTTGGGGTGCTACGAATTTCGTATAAGTCGCCAAAACTTTTTTGAGGATTTAAAGGAACAAGCACCACACTACTAATTATGCTGCCTAGTTCTCGGTGCAAATATGCTGCAAGTTCTGAGAAGTAGAAAGTGTCACCAAAGTTCCATTTGTCAATTGAAAAGTAATCGTTCATGACTGCCACTACTGAACTCTTGATTTCACTAAAACTAGCAGTGGAGTTGCTGGCACGAATTACTTTGATGGTGGCTCGTAGTTCGGGTGCCGCTTTGGCTCCAAACAATGGTTTGAATATCACTGAATTCAAAATAATGTTGTCACTCAACATTTTGTAGTCTTGCAGACCCTGATACGCTGTGCTAAGTTCATCAATTGATGGCACAGCAGGCTGAAGTACAGTACCTGTTGTGTCACGCAACCAGTTTTGATATGCAGTATAATAAGCCTGTGTTACCACATACAAGTCAATGATGTTGGTTGTTCCAGGGTCAATTCTACTGCTGAGAGGACTGTTGTGACGATACTGATAGTACAGATCTTGCCGACCTGTTCTAGCAATCCAGCCTGTTACGGCTACTAGTGTTCTTACACCTGTGGCACTGATGCTGAGTTCGTAGAATGCTGCCTGGTCATACGCATAAAAAACTTGACCGGGGCTCCATTCATCTTTGACCAGTTCAAGGTCGTCTAAGCTTGCATAGTCGCTGTTGACTCGACCAGACTCGACCAAGAGATATCTCTGTAGATTGTCAAAGTCTACTGTTAGTTGGAAGAATACCAATTTTTGTGTAGGGTTGATCTCGGGAGCAACAATTTCATCAAAGAAATCAGGATCATCAGGCACACCATCATTGTCTGAATCGCGGAATCCTACCAGGACCTGGAAGTCATCTACATAGCCATCGCTTTCTACAGGCTGGCCAGTAATGGTCATTGGGATATCACCAGGCAAGCTTTCTGTATCATCTGGTTGTGTATTCACTGCCAGCACGTTCACAAAGTCTTTGATCACTGTGCCGGTTCGGCTGTCATAGATCTGTTGGTCATCAAAAAAGAAGAATCGTGTTTGCAACACACTACCAAAATTGTAAGCGAGTCCTCGGAAACTGATTGTGTAGTTTTGATTTTGTGTCACAAACTGAACCATCCAACTGGCGTCTGAATTGGTGCCAGCAGTGGATCCTGCGTTAGTCAAACTGAACTCAGCATCTTGATCTAAGTTGGTACTGGTAATCAGGTACCATGTGTAAGGTGTACCTGTGATATCACCGTTGTTGTCGTAGCCAATACCAAAGTTACGATACAATAAAATTTGTTCAGCCATGGCCTGTTCAAGACTCAGTGGCAGATCTGTCACGAATAACGGTATAACAGTGTCTACAATTGCACCTGTGGGCACAAAGTTGTTGATGGTTACTGGTCCAGCACCTGATGAAAGATTGCCTATGCCTCCGTTGTAGCCATCACCAATGACCTGTTGAGGGCTTGCCCAAATTGTGGTTCGTTCATTTACGCGACCTGGCACACCAGTTTGCAATCGATTGTTGGCATCAAAATATTGTCCTGGAGGAGCAACAAATTTGACCAGTGCTCCGGTCACAACATATTTAAAAACTGTGCTGGTAGTTGAGCCCACGGGTATTGGTTGTCCTGCAGCATTTTTAAAGTATCCAGTGGTTTCATTGGCCAGGGTCGTGCTCTGCTGCCAGGTGCTGCCCAGAGTTGATCCTGTGTTGACTAATTGCCGTGGAAAGTTTGCATAGTAAAACTGCTGCATTGTGCTTTCGCCAACTTGTGGTTGAACTTGATTGGTAATCGCATCAGCAATTTCATTACGGTTGACCCAACTAAACAAGATTGTGGGCAACACTGTTTGTCTCCACAGCGCACCGTCACTGCCAAATGTGTTGGTAGAACTGTACTTGCCTGTGTTGTCCACAAGGTCAAGATATCGACTGGTACCAATGCTTGCACGGTTCAAGGCCTTGCTTTTCAAGATACTGCTGTACTGAGTGTAAGGAAACAGGTTGTAGTCTTCGCCGTTGACCATGCGGTTTTGAGTATAGTATTGTGCAGGAGCACGTTGTTTGATGGCATCAATACTTTCACGTGCCTGACTATTACTCACTGGCTGTGTAATACCACAGGTAAACGTCAAGGTCTCCAAGTTGCCTTCACGACTGATGTAACTGATAGGTATGGTCACTGCCTGCATTTCTTCAGGGTTGATGATGTATTGTAGACCATTGCTTGCGCGAACATACGCACGGAATGTGCCCACAGGGATTTCAGAAAACACGCCGTCACCAAACACCATGGTGATCTGATCATTGGTTCTTGAATTTAAAGTATAAATGGGTCTTAAAGTTGTTCCCAACTGTTCAGCTGCTGCAGAATAAATGTTTTCAGAATAAGCCCATTCGCGATTGATGTTGCCCACTGTGTCCAATTGAAACAACCAGTAGTCTTCATTGTTGACGCCTTCAATGTTGATGTTGACTGTGCGGTTGCTGATGCGCTCGGCCAAGTTAAAGTCCTGGTTTTGCAACACGCCTTGCTTGAACATAAAAAAGTATCCTGTGTTGGCACTTTGAAAACCCAGGCTGTCATTGCGAAACAAGATGTTGAAAGGTTGATTGGCCTGCGGGGCTGGTTCGTACAGATAATCTTCACCCACAGAAGTTGAAGTCAGTGCTTCAAATGGCATGTTCACGCCGTCTACTGTGGCTGTGTAAGGCACGACTGGCAAAAATCCTGGCACCAGGTTTATGGCATATTCGTCAGTGCGTACACCCAAAATAGTGTTGCGGTTTCCAGGGCGTCCCACACGCTGTGAATCCACAAGACTAGCATTGAGAATAGCAGTAAATTGTTCTTGCCAGTCGGGGTTGGTGGGATCAGCCCAGTTTACTGTGAAGTTGGAAAGATTAACCCCTTGATAGTCCACGACATTTTCTGTTGTGGTCACAGAAAATACCTTGAGTAGGCCCTGCGCTGCTGTGTTGCGTTTGGCAGTGTAGCTGACCAAATTAGCCAGGCGCACCACTGAGTCACGACGCTCAGCTGTGTCCAGGTAGTTTTCACGTGTGTTGAGGTCAGTACGAAAGGCCAGGGCCTGCCCCATGAACGCAATCACATCCAACAGCGCAATGTATTCACTAGATTCAATGTAGTCATTGAATGTTTCGGGATAGTACAGGCGCAAGTAATCCACGAAACTTTTGCGTAGAGTTTCAAAGTCATAGCTTTGAAAGTCTGCTTCGCGATAGGTTTGATAGATCTGTTTCCAGTCTTCAACTCCGAAAATTGCTGTTTGTCTTGTGGTTGTTGCCATTCTTGTGAGCCTCGTAGTTTATTTATCGAGACTAAAAACGGCTCAGTTATACATAGGTGGCGTTGCGTTGCTCTAGATCAAAAAATATAGAAAGACGCTCAGCATCTGTGCTGGGCACCACTTCTAATTCAATCTGAATCAGAATACCGTTACCTGACGGAAATGCTTGTGTGCTGTTGATAAAAATTCGAGGATCTTGGCCGGCCACACGCTGCACTTCTCGTTCAATTTCTCGTAGTACTAGTTCCAGTTGGGGTTCAAACAAAAAATCCCAAATCACAGTACCATAAGCTGGCTTGCCGGGCAACTGTCCTTGGCGTATGTTGAATCCATTCAAGAGATCACGCTTGATCAATTCAAATCCGGTCAGGGTAAATTTTTTGAACTGACCCTGTGTGTTAAATCCAATGAATGTTTGTGCCATATAGTTATTTATTAACCTTGATTGTCAGGCGGCCCTTGTCTCTTTTTGGCCAATTCGTTTACTCGATTCTTGGTCGCAATTGCATTATCTGCTAATTCTTCAATGCCTGACTGTATTCTTCTAAACACCAAAGCATATGCATTTTTAACTTCAATAGATGCAGTGTTAAATGTTTCAGTAAGAGCGGCGCGGCGTCTAATAATCAATGGTGCGGTGCCTAATGCTGTTCTTTGAGCATTGAGAGCTTCCCACTGAGCATCAGTAATAGTTTGCCGTGTTTCAAGGGCTGCTATATTTGAATTCAACGTGTCAAGTCCTTGAGTTGTTGATGCTATCAAATCAGTTAGCTCAGCAGAAAGACGTTTTATTTCTTCAGTTGCCAAGCTATCTGCAGCTGGATCAGGCGCAGGTGGACCATAGTTGGGTTCAGGTATCTTGGGGTTGCCAAGTACTCTGGTCACTGCAGCGTCAACTGTGTCTCGATCGACTGTGTTTGCGGCCGGCACTGGCACAATTTCAGCCTTGAACAGTTCTGGAATTTTTTCCACCAGTTCGGCTGCAAAAGCACCATCTCTTGTGTTGGTAAGGAATTTGTCTGCGAGGTCAGCATCAACACCAGGTATTTTTTTAAGAAATGCAGCAGCAGCCGCAGGGTCAATTGCTGAGTTCAATGCTGCACCTGCTGCGCCTGCTGGTCCCAATAGATCAACAGGAATACCGGATGCGTTGAGTGTGTCTAGGCCTTTTTTCATTAGGTCTTGCTGTATTAATCCTTGCTTGGGAAGATTATTCAAAAGGTCTTGAGCACTGTTGATGCTGTCTTTGCCAGTGAACGCAGCAGGACTTTTGAGAAGATTTGTCACAGTTGATTCTCCGTTTGTGACAAATTTAGCCATGCCTGGTTTTAATATTCCAGCTGATTCTAACTGTGCTGGAGAAAGTCCAAACTCTCCAAGCCCTTTGGCATCAGTTACAATAGTTCCTGTTTGATCCACTAGTTTTTTGGCCTGGGCCATTACGCTGGTAACATCTGCTGTTGTCAACGGTCCTATTGATGTCACTGCGGGTATTTGTTTTGCAAAATCAGTGATGTTAATTTCGTTGGTCAACGGAATACCGGCAATTGTTTGATTTATTGTACTGATAGCAGTGGCGGCTCCTCCAGTTACGATTGACGCTGCTCCTGATGCAGACACTGCGGCACCCACAGCACCAGTTAATCCTGCTGCTACTCCTGACAGACTTCCATTAATTGCTCCTCCTGCAGCTCCTAGTGCAGAGCTGACTGAGCCTATGGCCGCAGTGGCTCCTGGCACTCCTGCTCCCAATGCTCCAGTGATACTGGATTGTGCCTGGCTCAATAATGATTGTGCACTTGGTAATCCTTGCGCTGCTTGTGTAGCAGCACTGAGAGACATGCCTGGCTTTAGCCCAACCAAACTGCCAGTGGCGGCCTGTTTGTCAAATATGGCTTTGGCCTGGTCCAGGCTTAGGCCAGGAGGACCTTTGACTTCAAAAGGTTGGCCATTGGGTAGTGTAAAACTAAAAATTGCCATGTTATTTTGCCACAATTTCTACGCCGGCCGGAACTGGTTCTGCACCCGGTGGCGGTGTTGGTGCTCCAGATTCAAATGATTTTTCTACGTCCACGCCAAGGTTGTGATAGGGATATGGTTCGTGACTGGCCGCACGGCTGCAAACACTTTCCAGGTTGGCAATTTCTTTTTGCCAACCTTTACTGGTACTGAATTTTGTGTCATCCAATTTGGTCTTGACAATAGGATTGGGAGTTTTTACTGTAGGTGCTGCTGAACCATTGAGATCAATCAAGCCTGCTGTGTAAGTAAGACTCTGGCCCCCGTTCCAGCTGCCACCTTTGCTGTCCAGAGCCAAGGTGCCATCTGATTTTACACCTATTGTGGTTTTGCTGTACATGGTCAGTTCAGTCTGTGCCTGTATCACAAGAGTGGTTGCACTTTCAATTTCCATGGCTTCTTTGCTTTTCATTTTGAGATTGCGGCCAGCAAACATGTTGATATCACGATCAGCATGCAGGTTGATGTCACCATTGGTTCTCAAGTTGATGCTGTTGGTACTAAACACATCCACTGTGCCTTCCACACCAAACTCCAACCAGGTTTGTCCGTTGGCATGAATAATGTAGAAAAAATTGCCGGTATCACTCATGGTGATCTGATGACCTTTGGTGGTCCTCAATCGAATCATGGCGTTGTCGCCTTCTAGGTTACCGTCGTCCATCACAAGACTGTGACCACCCACACGTCCAATTACTCGAGCATCAGCAGGTTTTATTGATCCTTCACTGAGTTTCTTTCGTATGTCATTGGGTTTCATGCCACCCTGAAAAATAGGCAAGCCCGGAGTTGATATACCAAACACTGAACTGGGAGTTTCTCGCTGACTGCTGCTGGTAATAGTGCCGCGTTCAATATCGTCAATCAGGCCTTGTTGAAATAGTCCTTGTGCCACGTAGCTGTGCACAGGTTTTGAGCTGTCATAAAATCGAGGATTGTTAAAGATGGCTTCGTTGTTGATGTTGATTTCAGACACCGGCAAGCGAGTGGCTGTGGCAAAATAAGTTTCTTGATTTTTGTTATCAAAAGTAAAACTTGTGCTGGAAGCAGCGCCAGCTGGCACCTGACTGCCTAATCCGTCTTCAGGTATGACGCCAATGTAGTAGCCTTGACTGCGATCACCGTTGACAAATATACACACCACTGTGACACCAGTATCAGGAGGTGTAAACCACATGCCATAGCTGTTGGCATTTCCTGGATACTTGCCAATTTCGTTGTTGATACCTGTGGCAGTGTTGACCGGAGTAGAACCAAAAAATGACGGCATGTAGCTCACAGTGGTCCATTTGGATTCGTCCTGCATGGCATCTGGACCGCCATCAGCAAACGCTTCGATAAATACTCGCAGTCGGCCAGCACGGGTGGGATCCACCGAACTCATTACAATGCCAGTGAACGGACCAAATTCCGCAGGTACGCCGCCCCTGTCTAGTTTGTAGTTCTTGGGACGGCCTCTACTGCGCTGTACGTTTTCTGTCATTGATGTTCCTTAATAATCTTTAGCAATTTTTTGATTTGTAGGCACACTACTACTTACCGGAGCGCCGCTGGCCACCAATGGTTCGTACTCTTCAGCCAGCTCACGATTGGTTTGCTCAATAGCTCGACGGTTTACTTCACGACGTTGTTCTGCTGTTAGAGTGTTTTGTCCTGCTGCAGCAGATGGCAGTGTTGGCGGCCCTGAAGGTAGATTGACCGGCACATTGGATACTGAGCCTCCTGTGCCACTGGTAGGTGCACCCGGAGGTGGAGCATTTTGAATATTAAATGTGCCAGCGCCTAATTGTTGAGATTGCACACCTGATCCACCAGGTGTGGCAAAAGTTCCACTGCCAAGTTCGCCAGGTGGCGGTGCTCGTCGTGAATTTGATGCTGATTGTGCGCCTAGTATGGCTGCTTTGCCTCCGTCGCCGCGATCCAGGCGACGAGGATCAATTTCATTAAAACCAGCAGATCCACGTCCGCCACCTGACTCTGGTGCGACTCGGTTGAATCCGCGACCCTGACGAGGGTCGTCTCTGGTTCCAAATCTTGGATCAGTAGCACGAGATTGATCAGCAGTTGAATTTGCTGCTGCTGCTGCTGCAGGATTAGCAGTATTGGTTTTCTTAGGAGTTGGAAATTGATAAAGTACTCCGTCTAGAGTTTGTTCAAACCTTCCTTTGTTGAACTCGCTGACCACTCCTTTGCACACATACACTCGACTCTGTAGTGCTGTTCGATTGTTGTATTTTTTTTGTGTCTGGCTGTAGGGATCGGCTAGGCCTGTGTCAAGATCATAATCTTCAGGACGCTGCCAGGCAACTTCATACAGTATATCTTGATTGTCAAATGCAATGCTGCCATCAGGTAAAAATCCTGAACTCAAACTTTCCCCGCTGAAATATTCATCTGTTGGTTTTCTAAAATCAGTGCCTTGCATGATCCAGGCAGGATCTCCAACTATTTTTATTTTGCTGTTGGCCAGTTCGGTTGTAGAGTACAACACTTCAGCAGCATTGGCTCCCAGTTCGTTTTGTTTGCCTGATGCTCCTGAACTGGATTCTGTACTGCGAGGAGCATAATTGTAGGTTATGATTTCAGCCATGCTGGATGTTGAGTTTTGCCGAATTTTAGAAATTGCGCTAGCTTCTGTTTCGCTGCCACTCACGGTCAACTGATACAGATGATTCATATTTTCTTGATATTCCAACACCGCTGTGTTTTGACCGGTAAACCAGTACGGATAACTTTTGTGAACTCCAGAAAATCTACTGACTGGAAAATATTTACTGGTTACATTTTTTACTTCTCTAGCAGCAATACTATAGGTGATACGGTAGGCCCTGTCATTTCTTTTGGGGTCTAAATCGCTGATGGCTTCTGCGGTCATGGTGATCACAAACCACTTCAGAGGTTGATTACGAGAGTTAGGATTGGGCACTTGTGAACCATCAGCATTGATGATCACTGCTGCTTGATCATAGATATAACTGCTGTTACGTATGGACAGTTCAATTGCCTGCAACAGTTGTTGACCAGCAGTAATACTGAAACTTCTGGATATCATGTCCACAGAAGTTTTGGCCTGGTCTAGAGACTGTGGGTCTTGAGTTGATGCTTTGCCAGCGGCTGTGAGCCGCTTTACTACTTTGGTATTGGGCAACTGCAATTTAGCATCGCGAATCTTGTTGGCATCTGGCCCAATAAATTCTATCACGTACTCGTCAGCATAGGTAAACACCCCGTCTTTGACCAGTTTGGCCTGGAATTCATTCATGGCTCCTGCCAGGCCTTTGGTAATAGTTGTTTTATTTGTTGGAGCAGCATTGGCCTTGGACGGAGCAGGGGCGGGCGCTGGACTGGCGCGGTTAAATCCTCGACCTTGTCTAACATCATCGCGTGTGCCAAATGTTGTGGCTGCTCCTGGGTTGGTTGCAGTAGTAGTGGTGTTGGAATATTTAACATCTCCTCCCAGCAGTCCTCCCACGGTGCTGTCTGTCAGTTGCACGTCGTAGGGAATGGTACCTCGTGATGAATAGCCACCTATTCGTTGTCCTACCGGCCCACATACCCATTCGTAACTGACCAGCTTGGTGCCTACGCTCCATTTGATTTCTTTAATTCTAAAAGGAAAAAATTTCTCAACTATAGCTGAGGGATCACTGGTGCCTTCCTGGTCGGGCTTGCTGCGCACCTGTTCAAGATTGCCTTGTGAATCGTAGCCATAAAATCGCAAGACCATGAGAAAAGTAGCCACACTGTAATTGACCTTGCCAGTGACATCTTGAGGCGCTGAGTTGGCCACTGCATCTCTCAAGCGATCTATCAAGGTGATACCGTTGGGTTCAATCACAGTGAATTTCATATTGGTAATGGCATGAGCTGCTCCTGTTCCTTTGCCTGGCGGAAGATTTTCAATAGAAATACTGTCAATGTAAAAGTCATTGTCAAAGAAAGGGTTGCGGCCACCATCGGGTCCGGCGTAGGCAGCATCTCCACCAAACTCACTGTTGCCTACACCAAATCCTGCGTCGATGTTGTTGGGCGGTCGAATGCCTCCCACGTTGTTGGCAGCTCCGCCACTTTGAAACAACAACTGATAACCGTCAATGCTTTTGTTCATGCTGGTCAACAGTTTTGAATACTGTGTTTCGGTCATTAGATATACAGATGCCGAGTATGTGTAGCTGGCGTATTGATCCAGCACATTGGGTCTGGGCTTGACATTGGGACCTGTTTGTTCTTCAGCATTGACTGCAGTCTGCGGTGAACCTGCAGGAGTATTGTCGTCGGATTGAGATGCTGTACCAGGTTTGACCACAGCAGCCGCAGCCTCGGCTTCGCCTGCTGTGCCTTCGGCTCCAGCACCAACTGCTGGTGCTCGTAATGCTTGACCGCTGTTGCTGTCTGTGTTGATGGCCTGTGTTTGCTCAACAGGTTTTACTGGTGCGTCAGTGCCAGAAGTGGTGCCTTGAGAATTTTGTTGGGTGGGAACAACTTCAGCGTTGGTTGGTGCTGTGTTGGGTGGCACATCTGTGACTCGTCCATTGGGTCCAACTTTTTGCTCAGGTTGTGCAGTAGGGCCCGACGGAGCATCATCTTTGACAGTTTCCGCTGCTGTAGCTGGCGGGGCTGGTTGCGGCGTAGATGCATTTGTTTGTTGCGCTTCTAGTCCTGCAATTTCTCGGCGTAGTGTTGCTGCTTCGTCTTGGTATTGACTTTGCAAATCTGCAATCTGGTTATCAATGGCATTTTCTTGAGCTCGTAAAACAGCCGCACCTGCTGTGTCGCCGCCGGCAAACAACTTTCGTCGTTGTTGTTGTATACTTTCTTGTTCTCGTGTTAGTGCTGCCACCTTGACCTGGTTGGCGTCTATCAAACGTTCTAGGCTAGCTAATCTAGCCTGTAGTTCTGCAACTGTAGCCATATGTTAGAATCCCAGGGCTGATCGCAAGGTAGCAATTTTAGGTAAAAATATCTGTGTTCCCACCGCAAAATCCAACACAGGTGTTGTGAGTGTGTTGGGATTGCGTTGATAAAACACCCACCACAAAGCGCCAGTGCCGTACAGGTCAAATGCCAGGAGATCAGGGCGATATTGATATGTGAGATTTATCACAAAAGAAATGTCATCGTCTTCTCGAGGTATGGGTCGATTGACCATACTGTCCAAGAAAAACTGACTGTACCCTGTTTCAAAGTAGGGACTTGTTGCGTCATACTGTGCCATTACCAGAATCCTCCTTTGATTAGGTCACCATTGGCAAACCCTTTGAGACTGAACTGCTTGCTGACCTGGCTGCGTGTTTGCACAGGTATTAATGTGATGTCAATATCCATTTTGGTAGGTACATAATTGGCCAGTTGTTGGTTGTTTACACTGGCCACCACAGGGTCAGGGGCAGGTTTTGTTGCTGGAAAAAATCTTTCTAGGCCGGCATTTAAAATACGATTACCTGTGGCTCCAAGACCAGCTGCTCCTGCTGCTTTGCCAGGAGTACGACGACTCAGTAGATCTGTTCCGTAGTTGTTGACACTGCTAGCACGTATATAGTCCACGCCGTCAGGCAGGTTGTATTGAAATGAGGTAACCACACACGGGTGTCCATAAAATTGATTCATTCCAAATCCGCTGAGATACACCAGAGGTGGTGGCGAACCTCGTTGTTCGTCTTTGCCGTAGAACATCTTGGTCACGCTGCGAAAAAAGTGAATCACTGCCAGCAGGTAGTCAGCTTCGCGAGTGTCTTGTGCAGTGAATATGCCTTTAATATTTAGATCGTCCACTCGGCTGTTCTTGTAGTACACGCCTCGATAGTTTGAGTGCACAAGATCATACTGCTCGTAGTTGGCCCGGTACGTGGTGTTGATTTGGGGTGTGTAGGGAAATATCACACCATTGGTTGATGCTAGTGGGCCTAGTATTCCTGGAGGACTGGCATTGTACAGATAGTTGGACGTGGGTGCCAACTGCAGTCGCAGTCGCCAATCTGCACTGCCTTGTTTTTTGTACACACTGTTGAGTGTGGCCTGATTGATAGCACTTGCTTGTGCAGCTTTTTGTTGTCGTGCAAGTATTTCTTCGTCAGACAGACTGCCAGCGCCAGGATCAGCTTCGGCTGGAGAACCACCTGTGGGTTGAGGTACTGGGCGAGGCTCAAACACTCTAGGCCCAGGATCAGCTTCGGCTGGAGAACCACCTGTGGGTTGAGTAACTGCCGCAGGTGAGGCAGTGCCAGCGCCTGGATCAGCTTCGGCTGGAGAACCACCTGTGGGTTGAGTAACTGCCGCAGGTGAGGCAGTGCCAG